ACCATATGCTGAGAAGCATTGGTTTTGTGCCCAAAGTTAGGCCTGATCCTACCTTCAAGAATTCTACTATTGGTCTGGCTTTTGCCAAAACTCTTCTCAAAGAGACAGAGCAATGGCATAAGCCAGATCGCCGAGTGAAAGCCGAGAGGCATTCGCTTGGTCTACAGTCAGCTAAGCACAAATTCACTTCGGAACCTGTGAAGAACAGGGACTGGGTGATAGATGAGATGGTTAGCGAGCTCCCAGGTGCTGGGGGCGAGCCGGTTATCTCGTTAGCGGCTTGCAGGCTGGAGGTGGAGCACTTGAAGAATTCATCTTCTCCTGGGTATCCCTTTATGAGGGATTACACAAACAATGCAGCCCTAGTCGAAGGACTAGGAGCGGATCATGTGGCTTCATTGACACTGGAGAGACTCACCTTGTTGTCAAAGACCTCGGTGGAACACTTGTCAGCTTTGTCAGCTGTCGAGCTAGTACAGGAGGGCTTTAGAGATCCTGTGCGAGTTTTGGTGAAGGACGAGCTCCACTCTACTAAGAAGATGCAGGAAGGCAGAATGCGGCTTATTTGCAGCATTAGCGTTCTGGATCAACTAGTAGAGCGAGTGCTTTGCACTACACAGAACAAGCACGAGATTTCCAACTATCATGACCTTCCTGTCAGGCCCGGAATGGGTTCGTCTGATGTGGGACTTATCATCACTCGCGAGATGATAGCCCAGATGGACCAACCTGTTGGAACTGATGTGAGTGGTTGGGATTGGTGTGTCCCTCAGTGGTTGATGGAGTGGGATGCTAGGAGAAGAGCCAAATTGGCGAACATAGAGTTTGAGGACTCGATGTTTCAAAAGATGGCTATTGTGATGGGCCTGTCAGTCTTTGTGCTGTCTGACGGTGAGTGTTTTGAACAACTCATCGCTGGCATTATGTTGAGTGGCAGGTTCAACACTTCTTCTAGCAACTCCAATGGCAGAGTTATGCTTAGTAAGTGTGTCCATGGACCACAGAAAAGCAAGGCTATGGCCATGGGTGATGATTGTGTGGAGAGTGTGAGAGCTTGGACTCCTGACAATGATGATAGGGTGAGGGATGAG